TTAGAGATGTAATAACGAATCAGTTTATTGTAAATAGTCTTCTCACCTGTGGATCTATCTATTCCTTCATAATGAAAGTCACTGCTGGCTTTCTGCCTTAAGCAGAAGTCAAAGATATTATTATGACTCCTAATAGTACTGTCAACAGGTATATTATTAACAAAATATTGTTCCAAAGCAATTGGGACAATACGCGCTGACTTGTTCTTATGAAGCTCGAAATCCGTGAGGAAATCTCCTTTCTTCTTAACTTCTCCATCTGTTTTTATTGCAATATAGTCATTTACTGTGGAAAATATAATTTTTTGATAATCAGCTCTTTCTAGCTCATAACTAGTGAGCTCAGACCACCAGGTATTTATCTCATGCATCTTGTCAATCAGTGTCTTCTTTATTCTAATGGTGACACCGTCTGTATTAGCAGAGATAACATTAATACCAGCTAGCTCATAAGCCTCAATAAGCATCATTAAGCTAAGCTCACCCGTTATAGTGGTGAACATGGTAAGCTGTCTATCATAGATCCAGTTTTGCATGTCACTAGACTTACCATAAACTGAGTTTACAGCAAGCTTCAGTGCACCTACAATACCCTTGATCTTCTTATCCTTCTTAGCTAAAGGCTTGAGTTCCAATCGTTTCTCAAACATTTGCTTATATCCACGAAGGAATTCTGGTCCTAAATGACCAGGATAGCGCCCATTATTGATGATGATGGCTGGATAATAGCTGGATACATCCCAATCTATTATTTCATATTCTTCATCAGCCTCAAACATCTTGGGCTTATTCTCTGTATGTAAACCACCTTTCATGAAGGAATACACATTCCCATAGAAATGCAGTTCTTCTTTAAAGTCATCCTGCAGAGCAAGCTTTATCTTCTTTATCTTCTTGAGAAATTCTTGCAGCTGTGGTGTTTGAAACTCCACATAGTCTGCAATGCATTCCTTAACATAGAAAGGTTTCCTGAATAGGCCCTTCTTTGGAAGATCAGCATACTGTATACCCTTCTGTTCGCAGTAGTACTTCTTAATCATCTCATCACCAATCTTACTGTCAGAATAGTTCAAACATGGTATACCAAACTCTTCATAGATATCTTGCCTGAGCTCAATCCTGTTATCACCTTTATACAGAGGATGATCTGTATCCCCAATAGTCACCTTATAGAACTGATAGGTAGCAAAGACATCATTCTTACAATAGTCTTTGGTGAGCTCTATTTCCTCATGAGTCATATCAGTTTTACTGTGGTGGATGGGCATCTCTTCAATGTTCTCCAGATCCATTTCAAACTCTAGTCTCTTCAGACTCACCCTTCGATTCTTATTATCAAAGTGGTGAATCTTGAAAAGATCTAGTTGACGTAGGGATAAATCACTTTCTCTGTATTCAGGAAATACATCATAGTTTGCATCATGAATAACATCTGCAGCCTTTTCAGCAATCTTTGCAGCAATCTCAAGACCACTGAGATCATGCCAATACTCACAGTTACGGAGCACCCACTCAATCACTTGACTGTCAAAACGTAGATTGTTATAACCCACCCAATAATAATCCTTGTGAGTCTCTGTAAACTTAACAAACTTGCTTAGGTCATTCTTGAATTTGCTCACCTCAAACTCATGGTATTCATCTGTCACTACATCTTGTATTCCTACAAGAAATAGCTCTTTCATGGTCTCTATGTCGTAGATTACTACATCCATTACTAATTATTTTATTGATTTTATGAACTCTTCACCTTTATTGATTAGTTCAGTCAACACCTTAAGTTCTTTTGATTTCAACACTTCCTTTACACCCTTATTAGACCAGTATTCTTGATATTTGTCTCGTGGAATAGCATTCCATGTCTCAGTGTGAGGGTTGTAATGAAATACGTAATTATACACTTTTTGCATTTCTCTTCTTTTTAGCAGCAGCTCTTTTCTTTGATTTTTCTTCATCAAGTTGCTTTTTGTACAAAGCAACAGTCATAGCTACATGAATTAGCTGATGAAACTCGTTATTTTCATCATCATCTGAAATTAATCCAGCTAATGCTGCAATAAGATCTGGTCTTTCACCCTCTACAGTAACAGTAACTTCTTTATCATTATTGCATACAATCTCGATTCTTCCTTTTTCTTTCTTTGCCATTTAGTTGGTTTTAAAATGCCCCACTCCTTTTACAGAGCAGGGCATCAAATTTACTTAATTTTTCTGATGCGAACAACTAGTTTCTTGTAGTCATCTGAAGGCTGATAATACATTTTGTTATTATCGAGCACCAAACGGTTGGTTCTTGCTTTAGCCTTGAAAATACTATCAATGAGCTTGTTCACATTGATGTTATCACAGTCATCAGAATATACCAATGGAGTGATTTTGCTCCAGGAGGAGCGATAGACGAGTGTTGCTGCCATAAGGATGGTATTTAAATGTTAGAAATAAATACGGAAGTGATCTTTGTAGATAACTACTTTCTTTGGTGTACCCTCGAATGTAGTTCCTTCAGGCACTGCAATGCCTGCATCTTGTGTTGCAGCCACTTTGGGTGTTGTAGCAGCTATTTCTGCTTCAGTTCTACGTGTTTTTTTTGGTCCTTCCCACTTTCTTATCTTAGTGGTGGTTTTAGCTAACTGCATTAGCTTTCCGTAGAAACCAGAGAGTGAAGCACCAAAGTTAACATGCTCCTCACGAGCAATTTGTAATAATGGTCTGCCTGTGCGGATGAGTTCTTTCATTGTTTTAATATCCTTGTAATCGTAAAAGTAATTCTTAGTTTTCATGTGCTTTAAATTTAATTGTTAGTTAAGCGATTTTTGCAAAGCAACACATTGGTGATGTGTCTTTGTAAGGAGCATATATGTATTTGCCCTTATTGGTATGATACATTGTGTGATTGATAGGATTATCATACACATATGTTTTAATAACATGCTCATCTCTAACGGTGAAGAAGGTTCCTATAGTTTCAGTCAGAGGAACTCGTCTGGCAAATGTCATGATGAAATTATTCTTAAATTTCGCTATGTGCTCTTTCATATGTCGAACTGTTACACAATAGTCCAAATCATACAATGTACCAGGTTCATTAGGATTAGCTTCTAGAATGTCTTTGAGTTTAAGCTGTACACTGTCTTTCAATTGAATCAATTGATGCATGGCTGTCAAACCATCTTTCTCGTAAATTTCAAATTCTGTATACCCCTTTGATTTACAGAAGTTTATGTAGTCCTGAATATGTGGACCAGCGAGTCCCACGATTTTGTTTAGCTGCATGTCTGTATAAAAAGAAAAAAGGAAGTCTCTGACCTCCTTCTTTCTCTTTCTATCAGCGTTTGCAACAAGCGCTTGTGCATAAGTTGTCATATTACCAAATTTCAAACCCTTCGCATTCACGAAGGAAGCTTACAAATTTTTTTACTGATTCTAAATCAGTCATGTGAGAAGATTGTGCTATTGTGCCATCCTTTGTAACAACAGAATTATACAGAATAGTGCCCTGAGGATATGCTTCATTAAGTTCCTCTTCTACCTGTTCAGTAACAAATTCTCCTTGTGGTGTGCACCAGCTACCAAGACATAAATACAGACAGTCATCATCTTGCTTAAGCCCAAATGCTGCTATGCTTGTTTCAATAGCATCTGCAAGCTTATTACAATCTTCCTGTGTTTCTAAGCCTCCACCATCATTATAACCCCAAGATTTGGTGTTATAAGGCAGCTTTTGCTTTTCAATAGCATATTCACATATAGCATGTATTGGTCTCCAACCCCAACAACTTGCTCTGAAGTAGGCATTAGTATTACCTTTGCCCATTACATCCATTCCCATAAATATTGATTTTTAGTCTAAGTGAACAATTTTACGATCTGCTAACATACCCACTTTAAACTCTTGTTTCCAAGTCCATTCATCTGGTTGGTTAGAGGGATATATGCTTTTAAAACCTAATTTAACCTGACATACAGGTGTAGCTGTTCTACCGAACAGAAATTCTTTAATTAATGTCATAAATTTTAATTTAATTGTCTTCATGTGTGAAACCTGCTGAATCATATTCTGGTCCATCGTCTTCTTCCCATGTGTCATCATCCCACTCTTCCTCTTCTGTATCATCATCATCTTCCTCATCATACATACCAGGAATTGTGAGAGTAACCTTACCTGCATAAATAATAGGATTAATTAGTTCTTCTTCCTCTAGATCCCAATCATCTATTTGAACATCAACATAACCGTCCCACTCCTCAAGAATATAATTAACATCCTTAAGTTCTAAATCTCTAAGTTCATCAGACTCTGGGCCATCATCCCACCAGCCAATCTCATGAGGTTCAGCTAACACTTGCTCATCATAAATCAAATAAGGCTCGACAGGTGCACCATGTTTAGTGACAAATTCTTCTATGGGCTCAAAAGGAACTTTATCAAGCGCCCATATCTCAATGTATTCTTTTATTGTACCCTGATTGAGTTTAGTGATGAACCACATACCAGGTTCTAGGTTCTTAGGCATATAGCTCTTAAGCACTAATTCCACTGATATAAACATTATTGTTTGTTTTTAAGGTGTTTTTGAATATCAGCACCCTTGAATGTACGTTTCTGTGGACTAGCTGTGTTCAAAGGATCTTGTGTACTATCTACACGAATGCATTGATATACACCATCCCCTAGATCAGCTATCACCTTCCAGTCTTGATACATAGACTTACCAGCATTACCCATTTCATGTCTTTCTACATGTTTTCTAAAGATTGTTCCTACCATATTACTGTTTTTTATAGGTTTCGTTGTAGTATTGTTCTCCATTATCAAAATCTCTACCTGTTTCTTTTGAATAGAAATAAGCATAATCACCATCATCCCAAGCTTTAGATATCTGCTCCCTCTCCATTTGTTTAGCTTGTTCAACAATGTGAGAAGGTATGCCTCTACAAGGTGCTTGTAGCTGTTCAATCAACCATTCTACTGCTGTCAAGTTTGTTTGTTGTGCCATAGTTATTTGTTTTTACACCTCATAAACTGTATGAGGATAATAGTTAATGCAATACACCTTAACAACATCCAGCTCTGTAGATTCCTCATCATGACTAGGATAGCTATAGGTGTAATGTCCTTCGTATTCATCAGGATATTTGGTTTCATAAGGAACAAATCCAAGACATTTAGCGTCTGTCCTATCTACAGCATAATAGTCATCCAATGCTTCACGTAGGTCATCAAATGTACTTGCTGATGCAATAGGCACTCCATCACTTATTGCAATGTATGTCACCTTAACTCTTGTTGCCATAGTTATTCGTTTGAAAAAGTGTGAAAAATTACATTTTTACGTACGTAAAAGTGTGATAAAATGCATTATCGCGTGTTTAAACGATAAAAAGTGCATGAATTTTACCAAAAAGTGCATGCAAATGCATATAATAGTGTGAGTTTCCCGTTTAAACTGAAATTTGTGGGTGCAATTGCATATAAAATCACACTATAGTGCAGAAATGTCGTAAAATGACTCATGACGACAGAATATGCGTCATTTTTATACACCATAGAGATTTCTATCTGCAGCTATTGCTTCTTCGTAAAAGGATGTGAACCATTTAGTACAGAAACTACCATTGGTTATACATTCATTGATAAACTCTGCATAAGTGTCTGGATGCTTGCCTTGAAACTCATGTGAACGTGAATAGTAATGCTCAAAAACAGCCATGGTGCCTTTTTTTATAAAGACAATGAGTTTAAAGATGGTTTCCACGTTTGTTTTCATGTTACCATTTTTAATACGATGAACTGTCTTTCTTCCAACTCCTAGAACATTTGCTATTACATCATCACTAAACGCTGTAGAAGATTTAAACAGCTTATATATCTCCTTTGTGTTTAAAAAGGAAATGTACAAGGAGTTTATGTCAGTCTCTGATAATATGGAAGGTTTGGCTATAGTCTCTATAGCGCTTTCTCCCCCATTAAATAACTGATCTGAAATAGCTGAATAGTGAGCAATGTAATGTTTCTCCCTAGCAGATAGCTGTTCTAAAGGCACATCATTTTCTATTACATCAACTATTGGGAAAAGGCCAACTTGTTTTAGCTCCTCTGCCCATTGGTTAACAAGAGCGTTATGTGACTTTCTTAGATGTAGAAGTGGTCTCCCTACACCAACAGTAGTTTTACCAATGTATTTGTATACATCGTTTCTTGGGTCTCTTAGACCATAAATTAAATTTGTGTATTTCATGACACAAATATATGGTATTTAAACGAGACTACCAAATTTATTTGTCCTTTTTACGACACATTAGGATAGAGACTGTTGTAATAGCTCTCTGGGCTTTCTGCATTAGCTCCATATGTAGCAGCATGCAATATCTGCTCTTTGAATAGTTCTCTGGCTTTATGTACTATTTCTAATATTTTGTCTGTTTTCTCTGTGCTAACATTACAATCAAGATAAATCTCAGAGATAAACTCTTCAACAACAAACTCTACAGCTGATGTTTGTCGTGCCATAGTTATAAGCTTTTAACAAAGTTAACTACTTCCTCTCTATCATGATTAGCTGCTAATTGATAGCGATGATACTCGTGCAAATATGTCTCATCTAGTCCATTAATGAACTGGTCTTTAGTGGCTCTCAGTGTGTGACTATCCTCTCTTCTTTTAAATAATAGCTGACCATCTTCAAATCCTACATAATCATAACAATCTGATTGTGAGCCATATCCACTGCGTGAGTGGCCTTCGTAGTTCCTGAACATTACAAAATTCATATAATATGTTTTTAAAATAGTTAATAAATAAAAACCCCCGTATAGACATACAGGGGGAATGATGATAGCATTGCTTACCGTTAAACAGTGGAGGTGGAGGGAATCGCTATTTAAAAAATTCTAGTTCTAAGATATTTCTTTGTTCAAGAATGTCTTCAGTATATTTACCATTTCTAGGAGTTAAAGAATAGAGTTTGCTAATAATACCAAATCTAT